ACAACGACGCCCGCGACGTGGCTGACGCCGTCCGCTCGGTTCTGGATGGATACGGCGGAACCGTGAACAATACGGTGGTGGATCAGGTTTCGCTTGAGAACGAAACCGACGATTTCGTGACGCTTGCCGGGGCGGACCTTCCGCCCGTTTATCAAATCACGCAGACCTACGACATCCGCTGGCAGGAGAGCTAAAGCATGGCGACCACGCCGCATTCCGGTTCGGGCACGACGTTCGCTTTCGGTGGCACGACCTTCACGGTCACGAGCATCACCTACACCATCGGCGCAACCGGCGGCGGTGCGGACAACATCGACATTTCCAGCCTGAACCAGACAACCGGCGAGAGCGTCAAGAGCTTGTCCCGTCCGCTCGTCGGCACGCAGGGCGGCGACACCGGCAAGACGGTTAGCATTGAGTACATCGGTACGAACGTCATCGCCCAGAACGCCACTGGCACGCTGACGATCACGGGCGGCATCGCAGTGAGCGGCACGGCGACGTGCAACAGCTCGGCCGTGACGCTGACGGTCAACGACGCCATCCGGGGCTCGGCCGAGTTCCAACTGGCTTGAGCCACGGAGGTTTCCGTGGCCTCGTACGCAACCGGCATTAGCGTCCTCTGGAACGGCATAGCGTTCCAAGAGGTTGTCGGCCTGTCGTGGACCTACGCCGGCGGCCAATCAAGGGGCCGCTCTATCGCGTGGACCGACGATGCTGGCACCGTCTCTATCGACTGCCTCGGTGCGAACAACACCGGCCTTTCCAACTATGGGGTGAGGGCCCAGCTCCAGATCACTGGCGGCGGGCAATCATTGACGAACCAGGCAGTATGGGAGTCGTTAAGCGTCTCGTCGGAACCTAACGACGTGACGCGGTACACGGTGACGCTCCGACTCCTCGACGGGTGAAAACATGCCAACGCTGACACGCGACCAAATCGACAACTCAATCGACGCCAAGATCATCAAGGTGCCGGCTTTCGGCGGCGAGGTGTGCATCCGTCTGATGACAGTTGGCGACCGCGACTCCTACGAGGTGAAGCTGCTCGAGGCCCAGGCCAACGCCGTGCCGGTGATTCCCGACTTCCGCTCCGAGTTGCTCGCCCGCTGCATCTGCGACGACAAAGGCAATCTGCTCTATCCCGGCGAGGAAGGCGTAGCCGCGCTCAAGAAGCGAAGCGTGGACGCCATGCACTCGCTGTGGAAGGCGGCACTAAAGCACAACGCACTGACCGAGGAGGAAATCACCAAGCTCGCGGGGGAATGAACGCCAGGCCGACCTTACGGTTCAAGTTCGACCTGGCCAGCCACCTCAAAAAGACCGTGGCCGAAATCGACCGGATGGACTCGCTTGAGTTCTCTCGGTGGATTGCGTACTCGAGGTGGTTCCGCCCGCTCGACAACCCGTGGCTACAGACAGGCGTCGTGGCAAGCTCGGTGCTCGCCCCGTATTGCAAGAAGGTTCCGACCGCTACCGATTTCGTTCCAGTCGAAGGCAAGGCCCCGCAACACCCCACGCAGATCGCCGAGACGCTCAAGCAGATGGCTAGGGATCTCGGGCAGGCGTAGACGATGTCACGGTTATCACTCGCATTTCAGTTGTCCGCGTCAGCCACGGGGATGTCGCAAGGCATCAACGCCGGCGTCGTTGAGCTTCAGAAGCTCGGGCTGGAAGCCAAGCGAACGGCCCGTGATGTTTCGACGCTGAAGACGCTGGAGATTTCGCGGGCGTTTATCAGCGGCGTCTCGGCCATCGCCAACACGTTCCGGTCGTTTACGGCCGGGGCGCTCAACAGTATCGACGCCACGCGGCAGTTGAGCGAGAGCCTTGGCGTCTCGTTTCAAGAGTTGCGGACCCTGCAGGTGGCGGCGGACTTGTCCGGTGCGTCTGCCGAGTCATTGGCCCAGGCGTTCACGCGGGCCCAGCTCACCATCAGTCGAGCCGCCGGCGGGAGCAAGGAGGCCCGCGCGGCGCTGGCTGCACTCGGGCTGTCGGTGGACGACTTGGCAAAACAGACGACGACGCAGCAGTTCGCAAGCATCGCGCAGGCAATTACGCAGATCGAGAACCCGGCCCAGCGGGCCGCCGCTGCGGTGGCAATCTTCGGCCGCAACGGCGCGGCGTTGCTGCCGACGTTCCGCGAGTTGCCGGAGAACCTGCGGACGGCGCAGCAGTTTCTTGGCAGGTTCAATGGCGGCCAGGCTAGGCAGGAATTGCTGACCGTCCAAAAGGCTGCGGAAATCGCTGGCGTTTCCAGCAAGAGTCTGGCCAACGCGTTTTCTGAGTCGCAACGCACGATTGCTGCAGCCACGAATGGCAGTGGGAGGGCCAGGGCCGCCCTGCAAGCACTCGGGCTGTCGGTGGACGACTTGGCAAAACAGACGACTGTCCAGAGTTTCTCGGCTATAGCAGCTTCCATATCTGAAATCCAAAACCCTGCCCAGCGGGCCGCAGCTGCTGTTTCTGTGCTTGGCTCAACCGGAAAAGAGTTAATCCCAACATTCAGAGAACTCCCCAAAAATCTTCTTTCGGCCCAAGAACAGGTTGTCGCAGTTTCTGGGGCCTTGGGTTCCGTGGATGCCACGCGGATCGACGCCATTGGCGACTCATTCACGTTGGCATCACAAGCCATTCAAGAGCTTGCCGGCCGTGTGCTGTCTGAGCTACAGCCGGCGCTGACGCAGGGTGCCCAACAGTTCGTCGCTTTTATCCAAAGCATCGACGTTCCTGCTGCTGCCCGCAGCGTGCAGGCGTTCTTGCAAGATTTGGCCGACTTGTTTGGCTTGGCGGCTCGCGCCGCAGTGCCGCTTGCGTCCAACTTGTTGCCCGCAATCGGCGGCTACTTGGCGTTTATCAACCGGCAAATCATTGGGGCCGGCATTGCCAACTTGGCTCGCGATTTCGCCGCCGCAACCGCTGCAGCACTTGGGTATTCGGCGGCATCTGGAACGGCAGCCGCCGCAACCGCCGTACTTGCCGCGTCCATCCGATCTCTTCTTGCGTCAACTGGCATCGGCCTCCTCGTTGTCGTCCTTGGCGTGGCTGGCGGTGCGTTGGTTGATTGGGCTGTGTCGGCACAGACATCAAGCGCCGACGCTGGCTCTGCAATAGCCGGCGCAACCAGCGAAGTGCAACGGTTCACCAATCAGGCACAGCAAGCCAATCTTGCGGCCGTTGGCCTCGGCGAAGAAATCAAGAACTCGCTGAAGGTGCCGGAACTGTCGGTTCAGGACTTTGCGCAGGACTCATTGAGCGAAGCCCGTTCGGCCATCGTCTCGCTCGCCAAGGAACTTGGCGGACTTGAGAAGATTCCCGCCGAGGTCCGCACGCGGTTTGAGGAAATCGCGAAGTTTGCCGGCACCATCACGGAAGAGACGCTGAACGAAACCCAGGCTTTGCGGCTTGTGGAACAAGATTCACGCGCTTTGATTGGCACGGTGCAACAACTTGCCGACGCCAATAAGCGGCAGGCCGACGCCGCCAGGGAGGCGGCAGACGCCGCCCGCAAGGGTGCGGAAGAGGCTCGGCAACGCACGGCCACTCTCGCCACCGAGGGGCTGCCCAAGGCCGAGGCGGCACGTCTGCAGCTCAACAAGGATTTGCTGGCGATCCAGCAAGAGCAGCGGGCCGCCGAGCAGGCGTTGGCTGACGCAAGGGCGGCACGGGACTCAAAGGCCGTCGCTGACGCAAAAGCTAGGCTGGGGCTTATCCAGCAGGCTCGCGATGCCGCCTTTGAGCAGAACCGCGAGCGTCAGCGGCAGGCCCTTGGCGTAGACGAAAACATCATCAAGCCGGCACAGTCCATCGCAGACCAGTTCAAGAACCTGCGAAACCAGTTCACGCAGCAAGCCATTGACCCGCAAGAGTTCCAAATTGGCCTCCGCAACCTTGCCGAAGAAGGCATCCGCATTCGCCGCGAGATCGCCGCCGACCTGAGCCGGCCAGCCAATCGTGCCTTGCAGGCTGCAGACGTTCGCACGCAGGAAGGTGCCGCCCAGTTCGCCGCACTCG